ACCAATCATAACAGAATCTGCACCAAGTGAGAGTGCCTTGGCAACATCACCCGTCATTCTAATTCCACCGTCTGCAATAATCGGAACATCGATTCCTGATTCTTCCACGGCACGAATAGATTCGATGAGTGCAGTTACTTGTGGAATACCAACGCCAGTTCTGATTCTTGTTTCACAAAGAGAACCGTTACCGATACCAACTCGGATTGCATCAGCTCCCCATTCTGCCAAGTTTCTTGCACCTTCGTAAGTAGCAACGTTACCAGCGATAACATCTACATACTCAGGTAGATTTTCTTTACACCACTTAATTGCATCACGAACTTGCTTTGTGTTACCGTGAGCAACATCAATAAGAAGAACAATTGCACCTGCATTTGTCAGAGCGGTTGCACGTTCTTGATAATCACCGGTTGCACCGATTGCAGCTGCAACAAGTTTCTCTTGCTCTTTTACTTTCATTACGTGTTTTACTTGTTCATCAATTTTCATAAAACGATGAATGACTCCTACTCCACCATAGGATGCAATAGCAAGTGACATCTTTGAATCCGTCACAGTATCCATCGGCGAAGCAACAAGTGGTGTTCCAATCATGTATCGTTTAGTGAAACGAGTTTTCAAATCACACTGACTGCGAGATTCTATTTCACTGTATGTTGGGATGATTTGTAAATCATCAAACGTATATGCGTAATTCATTACTTAATCCTATTCTTTGTTGGACATAAATCATCTCTATCTTTGAATTCACACCATCGGCAATTCTTGGCTTTCTCACCTGCAATTGCTTGATGTTCAATATCGGTCTTCTTAGTTCCGTCTTCATTGAAGCAAGTAACAACAAAGTTTTGAATCTCTTTTAAGATTTGACTCTGAGATACTTTCCCGTGAGAAGGTTCAAACCTTTGTATTCTTTTTCGCATTGCAGCATACTCTGCATTCTCATCAACTTTACGTTTGAGAATAAGATACTCAACAACAATATCGTCTGGATCAATGTTGAACTGTTTTGCGTAGAAGGTCTTATACAAAACAAGTTGTGATACTTTTGTCTTGTCTGCTTTCATATACTTGTTCCAACCACTCGTAGATGTTTTGAAATCGTATATGTGAATCGTTCCAGTTACAGTGTTTCGCATTACAAGATCAAGAAAACCAACCAGACGAACAGACGGATGTGATTCTACTGGAACAATGTTTATTGGTTTCTCAATACCAACAAGTTCCCATCCCTTCTTCATAAAGAATTCGTCACGGTGGGCTTTGAACCAACGCAGAATATGAATTCCATCAAGTAGGTATTCTTCCATTTCTTTTGAGGAAGAGAAGTGATTGTTCTGGTTCTCAGCGAGAAGTGTTTTGTATTCTTCTGACATCTTCTCTTTTAGTAGGTCTTCTACTGGTAGTGCATTAGCTTCATTGATAGAACCTTTATACAGAATCTCAATATACATCTGCAATACTTCGTGCATCGCCGTTCCAAACACAAGTGCAAGGGATGGTGATGATAGACCAACCTTGTCAATGTAATTTAGTTTCCAACGATGCGGACACCCTTTCCACATTTGATACTGTGAAAAGGAAACCTTTGCGTCAGTCATTATTTACCCCACGTTCCGTTTCTCACCAACTGGGCAATAATTCCATAAACAGAAATATCTTTGAATGTATCTTCTAATGATTCACCAACAGCATCTACTGCACCAAACATAATCATTTGCTTGTAACGATTGATCTTATCATTTAATCGGAAGAACAAACCTTGAAGTGACAACTTACGATCTTGTTCTCTTTCAAGAGTTGTTCCCAATGAGATATTATCAGGACCGTAATTCGATTGTTTGCGGCAAAACAGTTCATACTGTTCACGTTGAATTCGTTTGAAGTCATCGGTCATCGTTGGATATTTAGCTTCCATTTCGAGAACGATTGGATCTTCTTTTCTTCCTAGATCAATTTCTTTTATTGACATTGTGTTCCTCATTTTATTGTCTTTATCTGTTTCTCAAATTGTTTTAGTTCTTCTTTGGTTGACCCATATGATTTCAATATCTCTACAAGTTCATCTGGGTTCTGTTGTTGAAGGATTGTAATATACTCAAAAGTTTGGAGTTTACCAAGCTGGAAATGTTGGCAGAAGACATCAATGAATTTTGAATCCAACTCAATCTTCTTTTTCTTCTTGACGTATTTCAAGAAAAACGAAACCTTTGGTAATACGTCATAAAGAAGTTTGTAGTAATCCTTTGATGTAAGGATACCATTTGAATACTTTTGAAAGTCATTGATGGCTTCCACCAAATCCATCTCCATAGAAAACCACCGTGAAATAAGAAAGTTATTCCACGCTTTCTGATCTTCTGGTTCAAGTGATTCCCACTTTACTTTCTCTTTGGAAACCGCCTTGATAAGATCAAATAAATTTCTAGCCATTCTGACCAAACCCCTGTGGGAGGAATTCAGAGTTAATGTTTCCACATTCAAGACAAGCGTATGTTTCAAGTGGAACAATTCCCTCTTGTCCCGTTGGTGACACTAATGCAGAAATTTTCTTGAAGAAAGTTACCTGATGGAAAAAGTGTCCACCACATTTTGAACAAACTATGTCCTGTGCATCGGCCAGGTTTAGATTGACTCGTTGTTGTTGTGGTTGTTGTGGTGGGACATTTCCACCATCGATTCCTAAAATCTTGCTCATTGTTTTCTCCTTTACTCAAAAAACTTGTTAGATAATTCTACGGTTTTACTTTTGTCATTTAAGTCATTCACTCTTTTTTCGGCAATATGATGATACTCTTTTGATATTTCACTGCCGATATATTTTCTATCATTCACCAAAGCCATTTTAGCGGTTGTCCCTGTTCCCATAAATGGATCATAAACTATGTCACCTGGTTTAGAGAATCCTTTTATCAATACATCACAAAGCTGTTCTGGAAAGGCTGCATTGTGTTTCACATTATCAATGGTTTCTTTTTTTCTAGGAACTCTAATAATGTTATCCATCTCACAACGTTTAAACGTGGCATTCTTTATTGTTCTACCAAGATGTGCATCATTTTCCATTACTAAGATCATTTCATACCCAGCATTCAAAATTTGATCTCTACTTGCAGGCAGACAATTTATCTTGTCCCAAATTATGATGTCTTTGATATACTTGTTAAAATCACCAATCATTTTGAAAAATGCTTCCTTACTACCAGAAACGATCTGAAAATTGTAGAGGACAACCTTTGATACTCGTAGGATTTCTTTCAAAATAGAACTATGTAGTTCATAGAATTCATCTATTCCAAGACCATCATTAAAGTCTACGTATTTATTTGCCTTGTGTGTATTAGATACTCGTTTGATATACTTGTTGTATTTTACCTGTGTGATCATATTGTAAGGTGGAGAAGTGATTACCAAATCAACAAAACTATCTGGCATTCTCTTCATTGTATCCAAACAATCTTCATTGTATATTTTGTTTATCTCCATATTATTTTCGTTGATCAATTTCCATAATGATCTGTGTAAACATTGCCATTGCATTTATTTCGTGGTCAACAACCAAAGCGTCCTTGTATTGTGATTCCGCAAGAATCAAGATGATAGAGGATACAACTCCGTTGGCATATGAATCAACATTATCGTAAAGATACCTGAACAGTGGTGTGTAATCACGAACCGAATTGTCTGCAAGTATTTGACGAATAGATAGAAACTTTTCTTTCTTTGACTTGTTCGATTTCAATTCATCAACAATCGTTGAGTAGAAATTGTTTTGAACAAGAGTTGACTTATCGAGTTGCATCTTACCATCGAGGATACAACGTTGAACTGTATTCAGAACACGTCGAATATCAGGATACGTCATATTGATGATCTGTGCTAAATCTTCCTTAGAGAACTCCACGCCTTCCGATTCAAGAATTCCCATCGTGTGAATCGCAACATCTTTCTTTGATGGTGGAACAATGTTGAAGATTTGACAACGAGATTGGATGGGGTCAATAATCTTATCAACATAGTTACACGTCAAAATAAAACGTGTTGTCTTACTGAATGTCTCCATGATATTACGGAGAGCAGCTTGAGCATTTGGTGTAAGGTAATCGGACTCATCGAGAATGATGATCTTCAAACCACCGAAACCGATTGACGATGCGAACTGCTTGATTTTGTCTCGGACGGTATCAATGGAGTTCTCATCGGAAGCATTTATGTAAATGTAATTGTCTTTTGAAATTGTGTTGGCTACAATCTTTGCAAGTGTTGTCTTACCACTACCGGCGTCACCATAAAGAAGAAGGTGCGGAACATCACCCGATTGTAGGTATCTCTTGAACGTTTCCTTGATTGTTTCGTTTCCAATATACGTGTCAAGTGATTGTGGACGATACTTTTCCACATAGAGAGTGTGTTGGGGATTGAACATTTTGAAACCTTATTGTTATCAGATGAATACAATATACGGAATTTTCGGGACATTTCCAAATGAAAAAGGGAACCGAAGTTCCCTTTATTTTTACAGACTATTCATATCAATTGTTTTCTAGCTTAACCAAGTAATACTTAGATTCAAATCCATCAATTTCAAACTCTGCCTTTGCAAGACCTTCCGATGAAACCATGAGAGTTGCACCATTCAGGTCTTTGTTTGATGCAAGGATTTCACGGAAATACTTTGCAGAGAATGAGATTGGGTCAATGTCCGCAGTCATTTCATATTCAATATCGATTGAAATTCTGTTGGAGTTCAAGTTAGAATATCCAAGAACAATTTGATACTTATCGGTCTTTGGGTTCTTTGCGATTGTAAAGTGTTCAATCTCTGGAAGAGCTGACTTTGCCTTGATGAACTTATCGATAAACTCTTTTGTGATCTTGATTGTAAGTTCAAAGTTGGGAAGTTGTTTGAGGTCTGGTGCAGGTGGAATAACTGCCATATCTGCGAGCATATAATTGACGGTGGACGAGTTATCATCTAAGGTAAGAGAATATGCTTTATCACCAGATAGGTTTACGTTAAAGTTAATCTCGTGTCCCAATACACTCAGTAGCTTTACCAACAAGTCTGTGTTATAAACACCCAAGATTGTTTTCTGTCCATTGAACATATTAAGTGTAACTTCTCCAACAACGGACTTATCATCCGAGATGAATCGTGTAGATAAGGAACCGTTAGAGTTCCACGATACAGATTGAATCAATCCATTTAGATGATACTTACTGATAAAGTTCATCAGTCTTGACTTTTCCATTTTTACTCCTGTCTAAAATTGTTTGTTAGAATTGAAAATAGTTCTGAATTAAAGATTCCGCGATTTCTTTGTTTTTGATTTCTGTTTCTACTGGCTTTAATCTTTCCTTAGCAATATCAATATACTCAGAATTTAGTTCACATCCAAGATATTTTCTGTTGTTTTTCATTGAGACCAAACCAGTTGTTCCTGACCCGAAGAATGGGTCTAATACAATTCCACCTTCGGGTGAACCTGCAATAACACAAGGTTCAATCAGATCGGGTGGGAAAGTTGCAAAGTGTGCACCGTGAAATGGTTTTGGTGATACTGACCATACGGAACGTTTGTTTGCCTTCTCATATGACTTTTGTAATCCAGTATGAGGATTCAAACCAGTTCCAGTATTGTGATACTTTCCGTTTTTTCTATCTCTCGTTCCCCAATCTTGTTTGACTGGTTCCTTTATACTTTCCGCATCATAGTAATATGTCTTTGACTTGGAAAGAAGGAAGATATACTCGTGTGCTTTTGTGCATCTATCAGTAACAGATTCTGGCATAGTTGATGGTTTGTGCCAAATAATGTCCTGACGAAGATACCATCCATCACTACGAAGAGCAAACGCAACCATCCACGGAATACCAATAAGATCTTTTGGTTTTAGATTTTTGACTCTGACTGGTTTTCCGTGATAACCGGCATCTAACTTCTTACCAAAGGCGGTGTGACGCTCGGCGTATTCTGGATTGGCACCGGCTTTTCCACTACCGTTATAACTATCACCCAAGTTCAACCAAAGAGTTCCATCATCACGAAGAACACGTTTCACTTCTCTGAATACTTCTACTAATTTTTGGACATATTCTTCCGGTGTTTCTTCCAAACCAATTTGTCCATCCTTACCGTAATCGCGGAGACCATAGTAGGGTGGTGAAGTAATGCACGTATTCGCAATACCGTCGGGTAATGATTTCAAAGATTGAATACAATCACCCTCTAATATAGTGTTAGCATCTATCATTAGAATTCAAAATAACTGTTAATGATACCGTCTGCTTTTTTCTTGTTCTCTTCTTGAAGGTGAACTGGTTGTAATCTCTTCTTCGCAATTTCAATATACTCTGGATTTAATTCACAACCGATATACTTACGACCGTGTTTTACAGCAACTACACCAGTAGTTCCTGCACCAAAGAACGGATCAAATACGATTCCATCTGCCGGTGCACCTGCAAGGATACAAGGTTTGATAAGTTCTTCTGGATAAACTGCGAAGTGTGCACCATCATAATTCTTCGATGTAATTGGAACAGACCACACTGATCTCTTGTTTCTAAACCCATCATTCTCTGGTGCATTACCACTGTAAGAACCTGGCTTACGTGGGTCTTTCTTTCCACCAATCGGAGAAAGGTGTTGTCTATCCATCTTTGAAACAGAACGTTCACGGATAGATTCGTAGTCAAAGAAATAGTCGGGGTTCTTTGTTAAGAGGAAAATATACTCGTGGGACTTTGTGCATCTATCAGTAACAGATTCTGGCATTGGGTTTGGTTTATGCCAGATAATATCTTGACGAAGATACCAACCGTCTTCTTGAAGAGCCATTGCAACTCGCCAAGGAATTCCCATTAAATCTTTCTTCTTGAAACCAACGTCTTTACGTTTCATCTTTGAACGAAGATCAACGTCTACATCACCATTTGTTACGGGGTTGGTAGTTTGGATTTTTTGTTTGTAACCATTACCACCAGAACCTGCATAAGAATCACCGAGGTTCAACCAAAGAGAACCGTCATCTCGTGTGATACGTTTTACTTGTGAAAACACCTCAACCATTTTATCAATGTATTGTTGTGGTGTTTCTTCTTGCCCAATTTGACCATCCTCACCATAATCTCGTAGACCATAATAAGGTGGTGAAGTAATGGTGGTATTGATAATCGAATCCGGCAAGGTCTTCATCGATTCAATACAATCACCTTCTAGAATAATATTTGCTTCCATATCCATAACTTGTTTGTTGAACGAAACACTAATATACGAAATAGATTTGTCATATCAAAATGAAAAGAACTTCTGTGCATTCTTTTTATGTTCCGATGGCCACTCCCAATTCATTGCCTCATAGAATGCTCGTAGTTTACCATCCAACTCTGAATTGAAAAGTTCATTCGCATCAAAGTATTGCTTTACGAAGTTCAAGATTTCCTCTGGATCGGAATCTCCGCGGAAAGCCATCTCTTCCAATCCATACGGATTGTTTTTAAGATACACGATCTTGATCTTGTCACCATTCTTAATTGCTGGAAACTTTGGTGGACACTTAAACATCTTCAATAGTTTGTTGTGGTTGATTGCTGCCTTAACGTGAGCAGGAGTTCCAGAACCAAACTTACCAAGAGTATCTGCTTCAATCTTTTCCTCATACTTCTTGATGTCTTTTACCGAAGAGTTCTTTGCAACCTCCGTGAATGAAATAGAAGATAGGTTCTCCTTAAAGGAAAGAATGTTCTTATCGATCTCATCCTTAGATTTCGATTTCAAAATATCAACGAGAACTTCCTTCATGAACTTCTGAAATGACTTGGGGAACGAAGAACGAACAACATCAAGTCCCGTCACTTTCAACTCATCCATAGGAACACCGTTATCTGAAATCACCCACAGTGCATACCGTTTCTTCCTAACCCAAAACCCTGTCCTAGCAATCATCTCTTGTTTAATTTCAAGTCGGTGGTAATCCGTGTTAAACACCTTCTTAGCCAGAACATTGTAAAACCCATTAACATAATCCTGAACTTCACCAGCAATCTCGTAAATCTTCTCACTCATTTGTTCAAGGTTATCTAAATCCATGTCAGGAAAACGATTCTTCACAAGTGGAAGACACGAAACAAACACCGAGTCAGTATCAACGTATTGAACATAATCGGCGTCGCCTGTCCCCAACTCTTTATTGTATTTCATGTTGATTGCATCTTGCGTCTTTTGAATCACTGTTCTACCCGTAGTCGTAACGGCCTCAGCATTATCCACGTCGTAGAATCTAAACGCAGGTAGACCCAACACACCATAAAGAGAATTCAGAAGAATCTTTTGCACCAACTGCCGCTTCTTATAGAAGTTATACTTTTCGTCGTTACCTTCTTTACCCCACTTCTTCATTTGATCTTTATACTCTACACGCTTATCGAACCAATCATTTAGAATTGCAGGAATAAGACCCGTAATATCTCGATTATACATCACACCATTAGACGCCACAGTATAACGATACTTCTCAAAGAACTTCACTAACTTTTCTCTACTTACACGCTCCCCGTTAATGATATACTCATCTTTATGACCACGAATAAACTCATCAGCATCCCAATCTAAAATCTTCGCCACCTTTGTCTCAGGAGAAATATTCAAAGTCATAATG